AACACAAACTAAGCAATTACTAAACAACTATGCCTGCATAAGCACGCTTGAAGCGTCAGAGATTGCGTTAGGTGAGTCTGTAACTGTCTCAGGATTAGCTGCACCATTCTCAGGCACATTCACAGTGCTTGCATTGCCACAATACAAATTTACTGGCATTGACAACACAACTGGTGAACTGCTATTTGATGAGAATGACCCAGTGGCTAATCAGGTGTTGTATGCGTGCACTGGTACGAGTGTTGAGTTTGTTGTTGATTACTCAGGCACTGTCACTTATACGCAGACCTGTACTTGGATTACTGCAGCACAAATATTGACATGGCTCGGTATCGCTACAGCGACTGCTGACGACACAACATTTGTTACACAATGCGCAAGCGCTGCAAACAATTTTATTTATCGCAGACGACAAGAGTGCGGCTATCACGACAGCCTTACTACTTCACCTGGTGGAGATGTCACGCTAGGCACGATTATGTATGGTGGCGCTTTGTATCGCCAGCGCGGTGGAATTTCGGATTTTTCTAGCTTCGATGGCATGTCGCAAGGCTCGACTAACGGACTGTCGCCACTGGTCAAACAGTTAATCGGTGTTGACAGACCACAGGTTGCCTAATGGCAGCGCAAACATATAGCGATCTATTTAACACATCTATTAACACGCTTGCAAGCACGCTTAACGCAGTGTCGGGCTTGGTTTGTGTGACAGACCCACGATCAGTACAGCCACCATGTATTTTGCTTGATGCAATGTCGTTCACGGCGTTTAATAGCAACATTGTTGACATGTCAATACCAGTCACTGTTATAAGTCTCGGGCCTAGCAATGCTGACGCGTACCGCAATTGTCTTAACATTGCAGCAAAAGTTTTAGCGGCTAAAGTCGCGGTTACTGACGGTAGACCAAGCACACTGTCTATCGGCGGTGTCGACTACCCGGCACTGTCTTTAAACATACAAATGAAAGCGAGCACAACCTAATGGATTACGAGGTTACTAGCGACCGGCTTAACGGTCACAGTCGAGGCGACATTATCAAACATGCTGACCTGGGCGATCTGACTACTGACTTGCTATTTCTTGTAGAGGCTGGGCATCTATCCCCACTAAAACCCAAAAAATCTGTTAAAACTATAGACACAGAGCAAAAGGATTAACCAACATGGCAACCAGCGTCTACCTATCAAACCCAAATGTAACAATTAATTCGGTTTCATTGCAAGATCAGTGCACTAGCGCAACTGTCAATTATGTTTATGAGCAACTTGAGACAACAGCGTTCGGTGACACGGCACGCAAGTACGGTGCATCAACTGTTACATCTTTGCAGAACAACAGCATTGAGGTTGAGTTGTACCAGTCGTATGCAGGGTCAGAAACCGAAGCAACGATCTTTGGGCTTGTCGGTATTCAGACAACAATTATTGTCGCACCAGCGTCTGGCGTAGTCGGTGCTACAAATCCGTTTTACACATTAGTTGGCGCTTATTTAGAATCGCACACACCGATTAACGCAAGCCTTGGCGAACTGTCAACAATTACGCTGACATTTAGCGGTGGCGTATTGACTAAGACAACAGCATGATCGCGCGGCTCAAGCCGCTGAGAACTAACAACGCAAGACCAACCGAGAGGGTACACGCATGCAACTAACACTTAAAGCAACATTTAACGATGACACACAAGTAACGGTGTCAACAAACCTTATGACAATTGTTGCATGGGAGCGCAAATATAAACGCAAAGTCTCACAGATCGCTGACGGACTAGGTATCGAAGACCTGGCATACATGGCTTATGAAGCGTCGCGCACATCAGGCATAACAGTCCCAGCACAACTAGACGAATACATTAAGTCGCTAAAGAATTTAGAGGTGGTTGAACAGAACTCCCCAAAAGTAGACGCGGTTCATACCGCTACGGATTAGCGCAAATTGTTGTGGCTACTGGTTATTGGCCTGCTGATATCAGTTTTGATGTTGACGATATGAACACTGTTATAGAACTGATTAACAAAGATCGCAAACAATGAATGTGTCAACGACTGTTCGCATTGACGGTGTAAAAGACACCATTAATCAATTAGGCAAAATAGATAAACAATTGCAAAAACAATTTAAGGCTGACGCAACAAAAATTGCAGAACCAGCGTTAGAGGCTGGGCGTAAATCGTATGCTCGACTTGCAAATGACTCTGACCCTTACGCGCTATCTGGCATGTCACGAAATTGGAAAGATAAAACAACAGGTCGCAAACTATTTCCACTAAAGGTTGCTAACTCTATTAAAGGCGTGTCAATGAAATACGACACCCGGCGTAAAGCAATTGGCGTAATTCTCGTAATTCAAAAAGATGTTGCAACTGCAGTGTTTGAAACTGCTGGTCGTAAAACATCAAACAAATTAGGCAATCAACTTGGCCCAATTGACTCGGGCAAGACTCGACTACTGCAACCAGCGGTAGACGGTGCGCGAGATAAAATAGAAAAAGAATTAGTCATATTAATTAAAGATGTCACTAAGACAGTGCAGCAAGGTTTGTAATGGCTTTATCTATACCAATCATTTCTGAGTATGACGGTGCAGGTGTCAAAAAGGCGATCGCACAATTTAAGGATTTAGAGGGCGCTGGTGCTAAGGCAGGGTTTGCGTTGAAGAAGGCTATGGTGCCGGCTATTGCGGTGCTGGGCGGTCTTACTGCAGGTCTTGGCCTGGCAACTAAGGCAGCGGTAGAGGACCAAAAAGCGCAAGACCTATTAGCACAACAATTGCGCACTAGCGCTAATGCAACTGATGCCCAGATTGCCAGCATGGAAAGTTTCATATCGGCATCGTCTCGCGCGTTTGCTGTCACTGATGACGAGTTACGACCTGCGATGGCGTCGTTGACTCGATCAACTGGCTCGGCGGAAGAGGCACAGAAACTGTTAGAGACTGCGTTAAACATAAGCACTGCTACTGGCAAAGATTTAGAGACTGTCACACTGGCACTTGGTAAGGCTTACAACGGGTCTACTAGCGCGCTAACAAAACTTGACCCATCGCTCAAAGGTGTCATTGATTCTGAGTCAACAATGACTGACATTACTGAGGCGCTTGCTGTCTCGTTTGGTGGCTCGGCAACTGTCGCAGCGCAATCGTTTGAAGGTCAGATGAAAGGCATGACTATTGCGTTAGACGAAACTAAAGAATCTATTGGCATGGCGCTATTGCCAGCGTTGCAAAAGTTGTTAACAATTCTTAAACCTATGGCGGATTTTGCGCAAGAAAACACAAATGTTTTTTTAATCTTTATTGGCGTTATCGGCACATTAGCGACAGCAATTATTGCAGCCAATGTTGCTATGAAAATTTATCAAGCCACACTCGTGCTAACAAAGATTGCAACGATTGCATTAAATGTTGCGACAAGCGCAAACCCATTTGTGTTAGTTACAGCCGCAGTAATTGCGTTGACTGCAGCAATGGTATTTCTCGAAGTCAAATTCTCTGCAATGTCTCGAGCGTTTGACATGTTTGGTAACTCAATCATGATCGTGACCGGGCCGTTAGGTGTACTTATTGGTATGTTGCGCAAATTAGATAATTTGCGTGAAAGTCTCGGCGGTTTTGATTTAGGCGGCATAAACATACCTGGCTTTGCTAACGGTGGCATTGTCACTAAACCTACGCTGGCAATGGTTGGCGAAAAAGGCCCAGAGGCAATTATCCCGTTGACTGGCCCTAATGCAGGTGCAGGCATGGGCGGTGGCGGTGGTGTGACTGTCAATGTGACTGGCGGTCTTGCGACTAGCGCAGAGATAGGTCAAGCGGTGGTCAATGCGTTGCGCGCATATAACAGGTCTGCAGGGCCTGCCAATATACAGGTGGCGTAGTGGCTGGCGTTGCTGTAGTTGGGTCTGGTAACTACTCGCTAGAGATTGACACAGGCTTTGTGCAGGATGCATTTATTTTAGATGACGCTGTTGCAGGTGTATTAAATAACACGCAGTATGTGCTTGACGGTACAACAAATTTTGCAGAGGTGCTAGACGGTTGCACGACTGTAAATGTTAAACGCGGTAGACGCGATCAAGGCGACCAGTTCAGCGCAGGCACAATGAGTTTTGTTTTACTAGACACAAGCGGTATTTTCAATCCCTTTGATCAGCAGTCGCCCTACTATGACAGCACAACACAAAAGCCAGGGCTTGCACCTATGCGCAAAGTGCGATTAGCGCGTTACTCGAACATCAATGTTAAAGAATATTTGTTTACTGGCTATGTCGTTAACTATGACTACAACTTTGCTTTAGGCGGTATAGACACGGTCACTGTTTATTGTGCAGACGACTTTTATTTATTGGCACAAACATATTTTGCAGAGTTCAATGTTCACGAGCAGATCAGTAGCGCACGACTTAGCGCGGTTTTAGATTTGCCTGAAGTGGCTTTTCCGATAGCGCAGCGCGACATCGCTACAGGCACACAAACATTGGGTGGCACTGGAGCGTACACAGTAGATGCCGGCACGAATGTGCTTGAGTATTGCTCGCGCATACAACAGGCCGAGCAAGGCAGGCTCTATATGTCTCGAGATGGCGACATTACATTTGATGCAAGGCTAGGCAACACGCTGTCAGGGTCGGTTGCAGACTTTCACGATGATGGCACAAATTTTAAATACAACGGTGTCGGCATAACATTTGAGGCAGATCAGGTAGTTAATCGCGCGTCAGTGACTATTGCTGGTGGTAATCATCCACAGGTAGCAGAGGACTTAGTTAGCCAGGGCGTGTACTTTATACAGACTGAAAGCATTACAGAATCGTTGTTACACAATAACGCTGCAGCACTGTCACTGGCAGAGTACTTGCTAGAGGGTGAGCCTGAGGCGCGCTATACGAGTGTTGAGACACAGTTCAATATGTTGACTACAGCGCAGCGCGACACGCTGGCAACGATAGATATTGGCGACACGATTACGGTAGAAAAAACTTTTGCTAGCGGTGCTGGCACAACAGAATTAGCGCAAGAATTAGCCATTGAAGGTATCGAGCACAGCATCAACATAAGCAACGGGCACAGCATCGCGCTATTTACTAGCCCTACAACGATCGTGTTTGAGTTAGTACTTGACGATTTAATTTTTGGTGTCATCGCACCATCAGACAATGTTTTAGGTTAATCTAAGGAGCAACTATGGCAACACGACAAAGTTTTACAGCATCACAGGTTTTGACTGCAGCAGAGCAAAACGCGCTGGCGACAGCAATGATTGCAATTAACGCCCAGACTGGCACGACCTATACCACAGTATTAACTGATGACGGCAAACTAATTACATGCTCTAATGCGTCAGCCATTGCGTTAACTATTCCACCAAACTCATCAGTTGCTTACGGCATCGGCACACAAATAAACATTGCTCAACTTGGCGCAGGCACAGTAACTATCACTGCAGGCGCTGGCGTAACACTTAATAGCGCTGGCGCAAAACTTAAACTTGACGCACAGTACGCGGTAGCAACTTGTGTAAAAACCGACACTAATACTTGGTTTGTTGTCGGCAACCTAAAGGCGTAAGCAATGCAAATTCTTAGCGCACCACATGCTGGCGGCGTACTTGTAAATTATTTGGTCGTT